GGACAAACAAATATTTGGGTGAGTTAGAAAAAATAAAAGAACAAAAAATCATACTATAATTCTAGATAATATCTTTTTATATTATATTCAATATTTTATTTATTAGAACATACATCTTCGGGGTTTATGTCCTTTCTACGAATATAATTTGCCCTTATATTCTTTATCTCTGTAAATTTTCTGTCTACAATTTTGTCTATTCTCTTTTGAGCTTCCTTTGAACGCTTATTCCACAATGTTTTTATATTTGGGGAAACATCAATGAAGTGATGATTTTCATATTCTTCTGGAGAATTGTAATAAAGAATAAGAGGTTCCTTTCTACCATTATGCCCTGAAGAATCAGTAACCTTAAAGAGGAGTTCTTCGTCAGAACTTCCAACAATAATATAGTGAATGCCTGCGACCTTAATATATTCGCCAGTGATAGCATTTCTAGCAAAGGTTCCGGATAATCCAGAACCATAATTTTCAATTGTACTATAATGTCCATCAGGAAAATGAACTTTGTATTTGCTATAATTTTTATCTCCAGGTTCACGATAACGTTGTAGTTGTAATAATTCCTTTTGAAGCTCGTTTGCGGATAAATCTTCAATAAAGTCAATATCGTCGAATGATGCGAACATGTTTGTTACTATACTATTAATATATGTTTGGCTTTATATTGTTTATTAAATATTTTAATTTTTTAACTTTTATGAACTATTTTTAAGTAGTTCGGTGTTTTCATTTGTTAGTTGTTTTACTTTTTTAAGTAGTTCGGTGTTTTCATTTGTTAGTTGTTTTACTTTTTTAAGTAGTTCGGGAATCAAAATATTTTTATCTGCTAGTTTTTTTTCATATTCTTGTCTAATTGTTTCTATATCTTTGTTTGCTAGATTATATGATAATATTTTTTGTTGAGTTTTTAACATTTCGGTATGAACAGCCATTTTTTTAGCTCTGTCTTCTTCCATAGTTTTCATTTGTTCTAATAATTTAGGTTTATTTTCTGGTTTGCCTGGTTCATAATTTTCTAAAACATTATTCATATCATACATATAAAATTGTTTCAATATAGGATTTTTTACAAAATCATCAACACTATATTGTGATGGAATGGTGCGATATTGTTCTGGATTTTCAATTAATTTTTCTTTATTTAATGAATTATGTTTATGAGAAAATACTAAAATAGATTTTAATGAATTTAATTGTATTAATGGTATAGTATATCCTTTTGTAAACTTGTGCTCTTCAGCCAATGCAATATTATCATCATAATTTGTTTGTTGTAATAATTGTTTTTTAAACGCAAATGTGGCAGCGGTGGCATGATTTGGTCCATAAGGTCCGCACTGGAATACAGATTTTTTGGAATCGTAGTAAACATGCATTTCCGATGAACCGGCTAATAAATATTTAGTATTATTTTGTAATGTTTCTACAGCATGTGAAATACGTTCTGGTGGATAATAATCATCATCATCCATATAAACAATAATATCGCCGGAACATTTAGTGTGCATTAAATTTCTTTTTTTGCCAAGGAGCATTTTTTCATTATAATAAAAGTATTTGACTTGTGGTATATGTTTCACTAAATCTTCTATGGGATCGGTGCCATCATCAATGATAATCCATTCAATTCTATCTTTGGGGTACGTTTGATGTTCGAAACATTTAATCATAAAAGGAATAAAAGGTCTTCTGTTGAATGTAGGAGTACATAAACTAACAAATGGTAATATTTTGTTTTTTTTTGATTTTTTACCCATATTTAAATATATGGTATTTATTTAAATAGTTATGTCCATCTAATATTAAATTTTATATGTTTTGTTTTGTTAGTTTTGCCTCCCTTTTGTCCGGTTTGTGACATAGTTTTAATTTCTCGACTAACGTCTTGTATTTGCTGTCTAATATTTTCTATTGATTGTGTTTGTTCTAATGTGCCATCTTCAAAATCAAAATTGTCCATTTCATCCAATTCTTGTTTTAGAATCTCTAATTTATTTTCTAAAGCGGATAGTTCCGTTGAATGTGATTCCGTTGAATGTGATTCCGTTGAATGTGATTCCGTTGAATGTGATTCCGTTGAATGTGATTCCGTTGTACCTCCTTTGGATTTCGTCAAACTTCTTATGTTACCACTTGACATCAGTTTCTCATATGTTTTATCGTCAATTGGAATATTTTTTTGGCATACTTCGACTAATTTAGAACTATTTTTATCAAATACTTTACATTGTTTCATATGTTGTCTAATTTTAAGACTAAATCCATCAGTTCCAGGTTCCGGAATATCATTTGCATATAACCCCATAAAATATGCAAAAATAACAGCAACTATAATACCAATAATAGCATTATTACCTAAGTATTTTGTACCATTTATAAACAAACTTATTGTAGCAAGAACAAAGAATAACATTTTTTTATACACAAGATTACTGTATATAAAGTTAGAAAATGTATTGTCATTTTTACCATTTTTAATATCATATTTTGCAAATAGTGGCGAAATTAATCCATAAACTGTAAAAAACGCAGGCATAACAAATGTTGATAAGGCACCAACAGGAAGCCATAAAATGAAAAATAATATTAATTTAGTAAAACGAATAAAACTTATATCTTCATTAGATTCCCATTGTTTATCATTTGAGTCTGTTGTAGATCTAAATAATTGGGGAATATTCATAATATGATAGAAAATACTAATACAAACATTAAAAAAATACAAACCAAACCATATAAATATTCCAAATAAACCATATAAAATCATTATAATAGATTCTGGAAAATAACTTAAGTAAAAGAAAATTTTATTGATTGCAAAAAAATTATTTGCTATTAAATTATCATACACAAATGAAAAATATAATGGAGCATTTGCAAATAATCCTGTTTCCGGATTTGCTGATTTTTTTAGTGAACATAGAAAACTATTATTAAAACTGTCTAAATATTCTTGAGAATTAAATTTAACCTTTTGTGATAAAGTTTCTTTATTTTCAGAAAAAAAAGATGGTCTTATTACATTTATATCAATAAAACAATTATCATCTACTATTCTATCAAATATAGTATATGGTGCTAATTCAATATCATCAGGCAAAATATTTGATTGTGCCACTTTAGTAGTATATAATCCCAAACCACCAATAATAAAAATAGCAATTCCTATAGTAAATATAATGCTTATCATATAATTAGTAATAAAACCTTTAAAATCTGGTGAATTTGTAGATGTCCCTGTTTCTTCAGCTTTCTTTTCATCAATAACATTTGAATTTTCAGTAGTAGACATTAGTTATAATAAATATATATATTAAAATCTCTGTTTATCCCATAATTTATATACACTTTAACACTTATTAGCAAAATAATATATGTAATGTATATAATGGATTACAAATATACACTTTTATATATTTTTTTTAGTTTGTTACTATTTTGGATAGTAATAAGATATGGAGCAATTGTTCTAACTAACAAATGTTTAAAAGAAGGGTTAACAGATTTTGAAAAATATTCTCAACAAATTGTCCCATATCCAAATAATGCAGTAATTAAATACAATAATATAAATTCACCATTATATAGTCATAATGTAAATATGCCAATAAATGATCCACTAAATTGTAAAAATTTTTGTGGCCCAAATGCTAAATGTCTATTAACTGGTGAACAATGTTCTAGCGATATTGATTGTTATGGTTGTAACCCTGGGTCAAAACAACAAAGTGAATGTATTACAAAAGACGTAGCTCCTTATGATGCGAGCGGTAAATTGGGACAAAATTTAGGTTTACAATATAGCTCTTTAACAACCGGCTATAACAATCATAATGCTGATTTTTCAGAAATATACCCGGGTTCGAAAGATTCACAACTAACAATACCATATCAAGGTCTAGATACATGGACAGATTCTTTTAATGCGGGACTACATTTATATAATAAAACACATGAATCAGTTGACAAATATGCTATTGGATTGACAAATGCGATTCCAATATCTACAGATACATCTGCTAACAAATTATTATATTATGAACCAAAATATCCGTTAACAACATCATTAACAGGACAATTTTATGAAACAACACCACCTGCGTCCAACGCTTCTTTGCAAAAATAAGAAAAGTATAGCAAAAATATAATATAATATTTTATATATATGAACAAATTGAAGATTAAACGTTTAAATAAAACAAAAAAAAACAAATCTAAAAAAAAAGTAAGAGGCGGAGATAATAAGAAATATTACAATAGATTTATGAAAAACTCAAGAAAGAAAAAATTGCTTGCTCATACACAAAATAGAGAGACTAATTTAAGCAAAATGTTAAATGCTGCATGTAAAAATCCAGACAATTGTTTAGCTGTTGGTCCATATGATGCCAGCATAAAGATATTTTTTGAAGATTTTAGAAATTTATCGTTCATTGATACTTCAAAAGTAAAACAAATTGGTATTCCTTCTGATAATGGGTTTATTATAGAATTACCGTTTAAAAAACTTAATTATACGGCATATACCGTATTAAAATGTTCGTCGCGTAAAGGTGCAGATAATTTAGCATACGAATATTATGTTGGAAAAGAATTTATTAATAATTATATTAAAATATTGCCTTGTTTTGTTGAGACATATGATTTGTATGAATTCGCAAGTGAAACAGATTATAACACAGTATTTGATGCCGTTAAAAATAAAACAATTAATACAATTAATATACAAAATTTAATTCATCGAGTTGACACAGAACACATTAGCATTAATGACTTTTTTGAAAAATCCTGTGTTAAAAATAAACAATTATGTGTATTGATACAGCATTTTGATAAATTTACCTCATTATATGATATAATAGATAATGATTTTGATAATATTAAATATGATTTATACAATATGTTATATCAGTTATATTATAGTTTAAGTTATCTTGGTTCAAACTACACGCATTATGATTTACACGCAAATAATGTATTTTTATATAAGCCATTTGATGGAAATAAATATATATTAATGCGTTATCATAGTGGTAGTAAAATAACTGAATTTAAATCAGAGTATATTTTAAAAATTATTGATTATGGAAGAAATTATTTTAATAATGGTACGATTACAAGTAAATATATTATCAAAGAGTTAATTTGTCCAAATGCAAAATGTGACCCAATGTGTGGTGATAACGTTGGGTATTCAATCATACAAGGTTCGGCTGACCCAAACTTCAATTTTTATTGGATAGACCCAATAAAGCCAAATTTATCTCACGACTTACGTGTTTTAAACGATATAAGGGGATGGTTACCCGTTTTTGTAAAACTAACTTATGTAACAAACTTTGGAACGCCAGAAAATAATACTGGTAAATTAAATGATATTAAAAATATTTATGATGCAAAAGAAACTTTTCAAGAGTTTTTAAGTAGGTTTAATAGGGAAAAAAGTCATAAAAAATATGACTCGTCTTGGAAACAAGCAGCAACAATGGATATTTATGATGATGGAAGAGATTATGAGTTTACTGTTATGGCTGATATAGCACCAGCAGTTCAAACACCAGCAGTTCAATCACAAGCAGTTCAAACACCAGCATATGCACCTTAAATAATTCTTTAAATTAAAAAATTACATAAATTATTTTTTAATATAAATACGATGGTGTAATTCTCAATATATTTTTATCCAAAAATCTATTTAAAGTCATATTATCTCGTTCTGTTCTTATTTTTTTTTTTAATATAGGCACTACAAATGACATAGTTATATCATATAGATTAGATATACAAATATAATTTGGGTCTGGTTTTCCAAACCATTTATATATATTTTTATTTTTTGGTAATGATGTTGTTCCAAATTTAGATTGAAATTGTAACAGTAGATTGTTTAAAAGAGAATCTACATTATCTCTTTCTTTGATTTCATAAACATTAGGTCTTTCAGCAAAAAAATATACGTAATTACATACGTAAATGCTTTGCTCAGGCAACATATATTCTACTATTTGTAACAATTGTTCTTGTATCTGTATATTATATAGACTATTAATAAACATATAATCAATATTATCATATAATTCCAACATGCTACGCATAACATTATCGTTAATTATTAACTCTTCTGGTGTAAATGTATCTATTATTATTATTAATTTCTTTGAATAATCATAATCATTTGTTAAAAAATCTGGAACCAATTGATATTTTCCAGTATTTATAGGTATAGGATAATCAAACATAGATGGATCAATATATTTTGCACCAATAGCTATATAAAATGTAGAATAATAATTCACATTGTCTATAATGTCTGACAGAATAGTTGCATCTATTTTTTTACCTCCCATCTGTACCTTTTCTATTTTCTTTTTATGCGATTTATTATGTTTATTCCTAAATTTTTTTTTATTTCCTTTTCTTTTTCTTGTTTTTTTCATAATATATACTTATAAAATAATAATATTAAGTAGCATACATTAATCCAACATTACCACCAACAAAATGAACAACATTTATTCGTTCTTCAAATAAGTGTAAGTTAAAATTATAATCATATATTCTCCATGTAGGTTTATTTACACCAATAATAGCACCTGTTTCTGGGTCACAAATATTTAAACTTTGAGCTAATGGGTCCAATGGAGGAATAATTGTAGTAAATTCTAATTCTATTTGATTAAATCTACTCATATTTATAGCTCCAGATGGTTGTAAATCAGAATTATTTGAATGAACGCTAAAATTATAACAATATAACCCAGGAGGGGCACTGCCTGTTGTTCTTACATATTTTTCAATTAAATCATAAACACCAGCAGGTTGTATATTTTCTCTATAAGAACCATCTAATAATATACCCATGGCTACTAATATCATTTTTTCATTTTGAGGATTATAAGTTTGATTCATAACCAACCCAGTTAACGTTCCATCTGGGTTTACACCGGGTCCAATATTTACAGGAGTTAATACTCCATTTATATTTCTATAAATAGTATATGTTCCGGAAGTGGGAGCTTGTATTACATTTATTGGCAAGTAATTATAAGGCCAATTTGTATAATTAGACCATTCGTTACGTAAATTAGCATCACTTCTTTGAAAATAAAATAACCAATTTGAAACCATGCCTAAAGAATCCAATTCGACTTTATTTGGGCCAGTAACATTTTGAAAAATTCGCTCATGAACTTGTTTAATTAAATATTTTTGTTCTTGTAATGCAAATAATCTTTCTTCATCATTTGATAAAAAACAATAAGTGCAATTTAAATGGATATCAGCATTCCATATTGTTCTTTGATCCACATACGAATTAATATCAATATTTACATCAGGAGGAGGTTGTAAAAAACGGTAAAATTGCATATACCATAAATTAAAATTAGGAGAAACGTATGGATAATTGTTAGTAGCATCAAATACATCACGTATTACACACAATTGATTTATTGGTTTAAATGTTATATTTATATTTAATTCATTATATTGTAATGAAGTTAATGGAAACGCCATTTGTGATTTTAATCCAAACCAACTATTTATAGGTATATATAAAATTCTACCTCTAATGGATGGTTCTGGACCTACTAAATCTTCAGTATAATAAGCATTCGGGTATGAATTAACTCTAGAATTGGCATTTGCAGGATCAACTAATTCTGGAACTTGACCAATCATTTCATTAAACAAATTACGTTTAATTGCATTATAATCTCGTTGGACTGATGCTAATAGATAATCTCCTGAATATTCTTGTAAAGTATAATTTCCACAAGTGATACTTATTTTAGATATCATCTTGGCTCCTATGTTTTCTATCCATTTAAACTCATATGGAGCCCATTGTTCGATGTTTCCTAAACCTTGAGATGTGCTTTGTTCCGTAATTTGTTGTGGTGGTAAAATTGGCGACCAAATATTAGGTAATGCTACTGATACATAGCAGTCCATTAAAAGGTCTGCATAGCGTTTTACTTTAAACGTAAATGTAGATTCTTCTGATAAACGCAGTGTTTTTGAGCCTTCATAATCAAGCCTGAATTTTTGTAATCCAAAATTAGTATATTGACGATACGTTGCTTTAAAAAAGCTTTTGCTTGGATTTCCGTTTAACATAATATTTTGTTGTCCCTGACTCACTAGATTCATTAGGCCACCTGGCATATTTTTATAATATAATACAATATATTTAATTACTTATTCATCATAATATACTTTTAAAAGTATATTTTGATATACTTTTTTTAAAAGTATATAATATGGAATCGTCTGGAAATATAGAAAATGTAGCAACTAAAATACTTAGCTCAGTGTCTCAATTAAAAGATTCAACTACAGTAGTGTTATATACGGTGATTACAATTATGATTATATTGATATCCATTTTAGCATATTTTTATTATACTGGAAAAAGAAGTAAAAATTGTAAAACAATGGATGCTATTTATGGAGGATTAAATGGTAAAATTAGATCAATAGATGATAGTGAGCAATTTAATTATACATTAAAGGACTATTATATTAAAACGGCTTATAATTGTTGTAGTGGTGGCAATTATAAAAATGATTATGTAGGGTTGTGTGTTATGAAAGATTTATTAAAACAGGGGGTTAGAGGTCTTGATTTTGAAATATTTTCGATTGATAACCAGCCGGTAATTGCTACATCTACAAGTGATAATTATTATGTTAAAGAAACATTTAATTATATTAATTTTGTAGATGCTATGAATGTTATACGGGATTATGCTTTTTCAACCTCAACTGCTCCAAATTCAACCGACCCTATCATAATTCATTTACGAATTAAAAGCACTAATCAACAAATGTATAAAAATTTTGCAGAATTGTTGGGACATTATGATAATATATTATTAAATATGAATTATGACTCAGAACATTATGGAAAAAATTTTGGTGATGTAAAAATAAAAGAATTGAGTAAAAAGGTTATTATTATTGTGGATAGAAGTAACACTGCATTTTTAGAATGCCCAGAGTTCTATAAATTTGTGAACATAACAAGTAATTCGGTGTTTATGAGAGCTCTTCATTATTATGATATTAAATATACACCAGATATGAATGAACTTATTGACTTTAATAAACAAAATATGACAATAGGTATGCCAGATAAAGGTGCAAATCCAGAAAATCCAAGTTCTATTGTAATGAGAGAAATGGGTGTTCAATTTTTAGCAATGAGATATCAAAGCATAGATACTAATATTGAAGAAAATGATATATTTTTTGACAATAATGGTTATGCGTTTGTATTAAAGCCTGAACATTTACGTTATGTTCCTATTACGATTGAATTAGACCCACCGCAAAATACAGATGTATCATATGCTACAAGAACAATTCAATCAGACTTTTATAAATTTGAAATTTAATTACAGTTTTTTTCAGAAGTATATATATGAGAGAAAAATGTGATAAAAAAATGTCGTTTAGTGAATGTGAATTGGCAATATTACGTGCAGCAGTGGATGCTGCTGAAGAACAACAGGGTAGAAAAGTGGTTAATTCTCCGGAAATAAAAAAAATAATTAGCATTGTTGAAAATTTTTTAAGAAAAAAACAATTAATTTGTTATGGTGGAACCGCTATTAATAATGTATTACCAAAAAAAGACCAATTTTATAATAAAGATATTGAAATCCCTGATTATGATTTTTACAGTTCAAACCCATTAAACGATGCTAAAGAACTTGTAGACGTCTATGTGTCTAATGGTTTTCAAGAAGTTGAAGCAAAATCAGGCCAACATCATGGAACATATAAAGTATTTGTAAATTTTATTCCTGTAGCAGATATTACTAATATTCCTAAAGATTTATTCAATGCTATAAAACGCGAATCAATTAGAGTAGCAGGAATTTTATATTCGCCACCAAATTTATTACGCATGAATATGTATTTGGAGTTATCTCGTCCTGCAGGAGATACAAGTAGATGGGAAAAAGTATTAAAACGTTTGACATTATTGAATAAACATTACCCTCTTTCAGGGAAACAGTGTTCAACTGTTGAGTTTCAACGCCAAATGGCTGATTCAGAATATGCTAACAATATTTACGATAATGTTCAACGAACTCTTATAGATCAAGGAGTTGTATTTTTTGGCGGTTATGCATTATCTATGTATTCGCAATATATGCCTAAGCATTTAAGACATAAATTAGAAAAAATACCAGATTTTGATGTATTATCTGAAGAACCAATGCTTACTGCTGAAATAGTTAAAGAGCGATTACATGATATACAAGTTAAAGATGTAAACATTATTAAACGACCTGGAGTTGGTGAAGTAATTGCTCCGCATTATGAAATTAAAGTAGGAAAAGATACAATAGCATTTATTTACCAGCCATTAGCATGTCATAGTTATAATATAGTAAAAGATAGTGGATATGAAGTTAAAATAGCAACAATTGATACTATGCTTAGTTTTTGGTTAGCTTTTTTATACGCAAATCGTCCATATTATGATAAAGATCGCATTTTATGTATGTCTAAATATTTATTTGATGTTCAGGAAAAAAATAGATTGACACAAAAAGGACTATTAAAACGGTTTAGCATTAATTGTATGGGTCATCAAGAAACAGTGGAAGAAATGCGAGAAGAAAAAGCTACAAAATATAATGAATTAAAAGATAAGAAAAAAGATAAAGAATATGAAGAATGGTTTTTACGTTATAGACCTGTTGAAAATAAACAAACAGCGAGTAAACAAACAAAACGCAATAAAAAAAAGAAAAAAGCTACAAGAAAACGTAAAGGATTATTTTTTTAGATATGTTTATTCATCATTAATCTTTCCATAAACACAGTTTTATTGTTATTTGAATTCATATAAATGTTAATTATTTCTGCAGGAGAATAATAATTATCATTTATAGATTGTAAACTATATTCATCAATTTCTTCCCCAAATAAATGTGTGTATATTTCTTTTATAATTTGTCTAGATGCATATGATAATTCTAATGTTATATCAATTCTTCCAGGCCTAATTAAAGCATGATCTAAATCATAATAATGATTCGATGATATAATCATAATTCGTCCCGGAGTTTCGCGAATGCCATCCCATAAATTCAAAATATCATCTAATGTTATAGGTGGGTCATTTGATGGTAATTTTGGAAATTCACATATTTTGTCAGTTACTTTTTCAGTAGATAAAATGGTCTCTAAAATATCTCCAACATTCGGTTTAGAAGTTTCATATCCAACTGTGTTATGTCCAAAACCATTAATATTTATATTTTTCTTTTTTTCTCTATCCATAACTATGTCCCCAATACAATCAATATCTTCAAATACAATAATTTTTTTATTAAACCCTATACTTCCTTTTTTATTATCATTATTATATCGTTCTTCAAAAAATATACTGTCTAATTGCTTTTTTGTTTTTATAATTTTTAAAGATATTACTATAATATGTCTGTTTGTATAATTTCCAATAGCCTTAATTAATGATGTTTTTCCTGTTCCTGGCGGTCCATGCATCCCGATACCTAAAGAATATGGTATGCCCTTATTATAATACCATTCTTTATTAGTTAAGAAAAAATCTAATTTATTCATTATTTCAGTTTTTCCATTAAAAAATATATTAGAGAATGTTCTTGTGCTTAAAAATTGTACTTCGTCCCATATTTCAGTTATATGTTCATTGTATGTCGTTTTTGTTAATGTATATATAAATTTTTTATTATTTCTAAGTTCTTCAATGGATGATAAATATTTTTGTGTTAAATCTTCAACAAAATTTTTTATTGTTTTTATATCACTTTTATAAGATACTAATTTAATTAAAATTTTATCTAATTTGCTAGACGATTTTGTGTTATCTCCTCTATGTTTATTATTTTCTTCCTCATGATTTTCACTACTAATTAATGTATAAGCAAAAATTTCTAATTCTTTAGATATTAAAAACTGTCCCTCTTGTGTTACCATATAAATTCCGGCTTCTTTATTTTTTAACCCAGACGGATTTTCAAACGAAAATTCTTTAATCGTGTTAATTGTTGTATTATCTTCTACATTTTCAATAATGTGTATCCATAAGGCTTTAAATCTATCACTAAAAGAATTTGTATGGTTTAATCTGCTATCATAAAAATTTGTAGTTAAAGCCATTCTGCCTTCGTATTCAACAATATATTTAGTTTTAAAAAAATAAGTAAAATTTATATTAATTCGTTTAATGTAATATATAAAATCTACTAAATAATTATTTATAGTTTGGAACAGAAATGTGATGAATGTAAGTATAACAGTTGTTAGAATACCATCTAAAATAGGGTCACCAGTTTTAATTTTGTCAAATAAAATCATGTTAAAAATATTCCCTTGTAGAATTCGCAATTGTGTATCAATGCCACCAACACCAAACATATAGTTAATATATTACATAAAATACATTTAAATAGTTTGTGTAATTGTTATAGTTTTAGTCCCAAGCCAATTTTTAAATAATGTATAAAAGTTTTTCTATCTTTTAATCTGCATACATCAGTGTCAGTTAATACATCGACCCAAGTTAGCGTCTTATTTTTTTTAATTGTGTCGTGTATTTCACCGCCGTAAGAAATAAAGCCAATAACTAACAAAGATAATATAGAGTAATAAATAACCGTTTCTATTTTATTGATAAATTTGAAATCACTGGTGTCAACTTTAAATAATCGTATTTTATATGGCCAATTTAATGTTATCCAATATCTGTTAGAATTATATATATCTTGATCAATAGGATCAAAAATGTCGCGACCTTTATCTAAATAAAAATCTTTATTTAATTCGAAAAAATAAAGTATGAAAATTAATAACAAAACTAATGCAGAAATTCTCATATCTAAACGCATGACAATTAAAAAACCGATAAAATAAAAAATGGAATAAACAAATTTTTCAATTGGTGGTGTAAATTCTAATTTGCCTGTGTCAGACACAAGTGTTACTAAAAAATAAAATAGTAAAAAAGCAATAACTAGTTGTAACCATTTATGTTTTTGTATATAATTTATTTGAAAACAAGTAAAAATGCTATTGCCTATATAATTTCCAACTAACAATAAATAAAAAATAGCAAATGATTTTATTAAATCAGCTTGATTTTGAGAAATCTCACTTAAAATATCTAACATATAAATATCATATATTTTTAAAATTTACTAAAAATTTTTACAGTCTTTAATAATGAAAAATAGATAAATCCAAATAATACACATGTAAATAATAAACCGTTAAAATTATAGTTACCATCTATATTACATAAAAAAGGTAAGTATTTAAATATATTCTTTTTGAAAAAAGGCAATTGAAATAAAAAATATAAAACAGCTAATAATAATGGAGTTTGCAATTCATCATAAAAAGAATCTAATGAATTTTGTGTTTTTTCAGACCTATAATAATCATCTATGTTATTTGAATTCATATCATTAATATAATCTCGTTGAGCAGTTGGAATATAATTAGGTTGAATTTGTACATCATTTGTTAGTTGTTCGGTTTGCAAAGGAATATCTCGGCTAGGTAATTGTGTAGCACCAGCTAAACTAGCTTGTTGTAGTCCATTTACGATTTGACTTATAGTGTTTTGGTCAAGCGATAACTGATTATTAGGCATTGTATTATTTTTTTGGGAAGAGTCATCAATTACTAAACTAATATTTCCTCCTATAGAACCTCCTGTTAAAGGATCTGTTGGTAAATCATTTATGTTCGTTGCATTTATTTCAGACATATTATAATAACTAAAGATTCATCTATTATAATATTTACGCAATATTAACTGTTTTCGCATTTACATTGCAATTAATTGCATTTTTTTCAAATGTGTAGCATTTGTCATTAAATTTGTAAGTTTGTCCTTCTAATTCTTCTATAGGTGGTGATGAAATTATTCTACAATGTCTTCCTTTACATGCTGTTCTAAAAAAGGTAGCCAAACCAATTCCTAATATGATTGACATTATTATTTTTCCTGTATAGCTATGAACAAATTTATCTAAATACATTTATAATATGTTAGTATAAAAATATTATTTTTGAATAGGTATTGTTTTAAGTGATAAAGGATTAATTGGACATTTGGTTTCAATTGGTTTAAACTGAAAGCATTGGTCAGAACTATCTTTGTATTGAGTTTTCATAAAGTTTTGTGGACTAGGATATATATAAATAGTTTTTAATTCCGGACCAATTATATACACACAAAATAATCCAATAGCAAAACTAATTAAAAATACAGGTAAAGATATGTAATTACTTATCATATATATTTACTAATATTTTATTTTACACTTTTATCATTTCAAATGTTCATTATATACACTAAAACTAATAGACGATATAAATTTGCAACGGTAATTTACACCCTTGAAGATTTACACCTTTTCTCATTTACACCAAAATTATAGAATTTACACCCTTGAAGATTTAAAACCGCACCTTTACACCTTTGAAGATTTAAAATGGGACAAAAATATTTCATATATTTCTTTTGAAGAATGTTTTTCATTTAATGGAATTTCAACCAATAAATTATTTCCATCATAATCATAAATTAAAAGCTCATCAAATAAACTGTTACCATTTTCATAGAATATTTTAACTGATAAAATTACATTGTTTTTATCAGTCATAATTTCATAATCTATACTATAACAATTTTCATTTATATATGATTCCAAAATAATGTGATTTAATTCAATTAATGTTTGTTTTATATCATTCACAAGTTGCATCCTTCGTTCATCCATTTATTTATATTTTTATTATATGTCCTTAAGTTGGTTTTGTTCCATTTTAAATCTTCAAGGGTGTAAAGATTTTTTATATTTTTCTCAAAATAATATAGATGACTAAACATAAGACAGAAGATTATAAAATTTCTGCTGTTAAATATTACTTAAATAATGACAAAGGAGATGGGTATAAGAAAACTTGTAAAATTTTTGATTGTAAGAAATCTACTTTACGAGATTGGATTAAAAGATATAAAACTTCTAAAAATCTTATAAGGAGAAATAGAAAATCTGTATCTTATAAAATAACTAAACTACAAGTGAAAACTGCGTTAGAATTGTTAAAACAAAACGAACAACTCACTATGAATGAATTAGCGATTGATATGAAAAAGAAATATCCTACATTTTATGAAAAATACATTTTTAGGAAATTGCGCTTACAAAGTTATAGAAACACAAAAAGAAGCGAACAAAAAATGTTAAATAACTTCAAACAAATATTTGGAAATGAAAAAAATGTAATTATTTGCTTTGGTGATTACGAACAAAAATATCAAATGAAATTCAAAGAAGCAACCAAAGGAAAAGGAATGCGAACACTTTTTAGAAAAGCAGGATTTCAAACTTATTTGGTTGATGAATTTAGAACAAGTTGTATGTGTTCCAAATGTGAAATAGGTATTTGTAAAAAGACAATGGTTAGAGAAAATCCAAAACCATATAGAAGCGGTAATGTCTTAATCCACGGACTGATTTGTTGTAAGAACGGATGTGGTTATTGGAATAGAGATGTTAATGGAGCAACAAATATTTACAAAATTGCTTATAATGTGATAAATAATAAAGAAAGACCAAATTATTTATCAAGGAGCAAGAATTTATCAGGTAGTTTAGACGAACTACCAAAACCAAAATTTACACGCTCTTCCCTTCGGGAGGGCAAACCTTTTTGATTTTTTATTGCTCCGAAAGGTGCGGTTTTAAATCTTCAAGGGTGTAAACAATCGCGGATACGCGTGGTCTTTATGTGTGAATTTAATAAAATACAACTACAACTAACAAGAGAACAAGTGGAAGAAATCAGTGAACAAGTGGAAGAAATCAGTGATATTATTACTATTCCCACAATACAACATGACAAAATAGAAGAAAAAAATGATTTATTGGTTGAAAAACTTTTAGAAGAACAAGAAAAAAAATAGACAATTAGAAGAGAAATTAAGGCAACTGGAAGAGGAAATACAATTGTTAAAAACACAAAAACAATCAAAATCTATTAAGGACTATTTTGGGAAAAAGTAATATTATGCTTTGTTTGCATATGTAAATTAAATAATCCTTTTGTAAAATTTCCAAAATCACAATCATCGCAATAATATTTAAACTCTTTTTTTCTCTCTTCTTTATTTGCATGATTATTCAAATAATGAAGTTTCATATTTGTTGAACTTGTTGTGTTATATGTACATAATTTACATTGTGGTTCTAATTTCTTATCCTTACGAGGTTTTCTTTTTCCATTATTTTTATGTTTTTCACATTCCAAATGTTGTTTCCAGTGTGCTTGATATAAACACTTATAATTACATGTATCGCAATGGTATTTTGTTTCGGTTTTATTAGAAGTATCCATTTTTATAAATATATGCAAATTATATTTAAATTGTTTGCGTTAAAACTACTTAAAAAGAAATAGTATAATACTATATAATATGAAAGTTAAGAAAAAGAAAAAGGAGGATTTCAAAGAGTTTAGGAATAATGAAAAATCTGCCTATAAAACTTTCAAAATTCCGTTGAAAACCATTTTACTTAATCGTGATACTACACAACCAGTCATAAATAATTTGGTTTTTGAAATGAATGATTTGGTTATTCATACTTACCAGTTTATTCGGTTGTATGTTTTGCACCAACATATCCAACAAAACCCTTTGCCTGAAATAAATGACACATTCATTCTGTATTGTATCAAAACATTAGGTTCAAGAGATAATAGAGGAAAAAAGGGAAAGGACACTGAACTTTTGGAAGCGTTAGATGCATTTTATCAAACTGAATATCAACCTTTACTAAACCATGTGAAAACGAATTTGAAAAACACTACTTTTTTACTTCCTTATTTAGCAACGCAAATTCATACTTCTTTATCCAACAATATTCAAGAGCATTTCATTCAACATTTTTTGCGATTTATAAATAAAACGACAAATGAAATTACCGAAGATAAAGCGTCTTTATTTCAGTTCAAGAAACAACTAATAGAGTTAGATAAAACAAATGAAGCATTTTGCGAATGGAAACAAACCCATTTATCTCATATTTTACCTACTGAAATTAAAAAATCAATTTGCTATGATGTAAAAGTGAAACCTTTTGATTACTTGAAAGGAATGTTATACATGAATTCTGTATTGGAAAAACAAGAATGTAAATTATTCCAACCATTACCATTACGAAACAATATTATTCCAAAACACATCATTATTGATACTGCAAGTTTGATAAATTTGTTTTGTCCTGAAAAAGATAAAAATGGTAATAAGGTGAAAAAGGGTGAGTTATTGAGCAACGTGAAAGACAATCAAAATGAAGTATGGTGTAATTTTTTGAATTTGAAACATAGAATATTCAAGAATAAACATTACCAGTTTCATAACCAAATCCAAACAGACGGAATTAGTTGTTGTTTGCTTTTCATTAGAAAGGATTTGAAGGATAAAAAATGGGGTTCAAAAGTTCCTGTATTGCAAGAACAAGATTTTTACAATATTGAAGATTTATCCAAAGAACAATTAGACACTTTGAAGGAAAGGAACATTGTAGGTTGCGACCCTGGAAAAAGAAGTTTGGTTTATATGATGGATAAACATGGAAACAAACTACAATACACAGCACCACAACGAAAGAGAGAAAGTAAAGCAAAAACAAACCAAAGGATTTTATTAGAGGAAAGAAAACGAAAGGGTATTATTGAAAAGGAAACACAATTGTCCTTTCAAAATAGTAAATCAGTTGATTATGAAAAATTCAAAGTGTATCTGGTTGAGAAGAATAAATTAAACAAGGAAACCATAGAATTCTACAAACGAGATACATGGAGAAAAATGAAGTTTCGGCAATATAGTTATGGTAAGAAAAGTGTTGATACATTTTTGAATAAAATAAAAGAAACTTTTGGTGAAAACATCTTGATTGGTTATGGAAATTGGAGTAGGTCTACACAAATGAAACACTTTATGCCTACCATGAATAAAGGATTAAGGAAACTAATTCATAAGAAATATGATACAACAACCATAAATGAATGTAACACAAGTAAGAAGTGTTGTGATTGCAATAAGGATTTGGAATATTATAAAGATAAAGAAGGTAAGAAAGTGTTTCGTCTTTTAGTTTGTTCTAACTGCGTGAGTTGCGAAAACAAAAAAATCGTATTTAGAACAAGAGATGCGAACTCTTCCATAAACATAATGAAACTAACGCAATCTTGGATAGAAAAGCAAGAGCGTCCATTATGTTTTTCACAAGTTATGCAAATTTCGTCTTTCACATCTTCAAGTAAAAACAATGAAGATGAAAAAGTAAGACCATCGTAGGTGAAATTCCTACTATTGATTTTACATTTTTCTTATTTTTTGCCCTGTAAAATGGGCGTTTTAAATGAGAAAAGGTGTAAAAATGTATATTATTAAGAGATCTTTCTAGTAGGTATTTCACTAGATACAATGTAAATAGAATTTTCTGTAATAACAATATACTCTGTATTTGATTTGTAAAATTTAGCAATGGGCGAAGTATATTCTTCAGCTGATTTTACTAACAATTTTTCACCAGAACCTTCTCTTACGCCTATAAGTGATTTCTTATCTAAAGAATCAGTCCAATAATCAAACATAACTGGTTTATCTTCTACAATAGATAATTTAGCAGCATTTTGTAATGTAGCATCACATGGAAGACGATACGTCGTGTTGTTGGTTGTAACTGACTGCCCTTGAGCGTTCGTTGGTGGTTGATGCGCACTTCCTGTTTTTTGTTCAGAAGACATTTATAATAAAATTAAATTTAAAGTCTTTAAATACTTATAATTATAAAGTATTTTAATATAATTAATAATTATAATGAAAAAATTAAAAAATATGTCTTCTAAATTATCAAATAATAATTTAAGTGATAATAATCCATATATATTATATAACGTTTCAAACTATAAATCAACAATTGATAATACTGTTACTGAAATTTTAACAAAATTTGTAGAAGTTATGTTAGAATATATGAGGCTTATTTCAGATAAAATAATTGTAAAAAATAAAAATTATTATTGTTTTATTTTTGAAAGAGGACTTGAAACAATTATACATGTTTTTTCTATAATCTTTTATTTTACCAAAAATTTAGATTTAGCATTTTATCATACTCAAAAAGCTCATTATTTTTATATCGAATTTATAGAACAAATGTCAGACGACAATGTTACTTTTTTACAATTAAGCTCACGAAATGCTATTTTATTTGTATATAAAAAAACTATTTTCGATATAAACAATGAATATAAAAAACAAATAACAGAACCAACCAATGATGAAAAAATAATATTAAATGCAATAGATACATATATCCAATTATATAAACATATAGCTTTGTTTATTCTTAAACATAATGATTTTAATTATGAAAATAAAAAAGAATATATAAATAAAACTTGTGATTCTATTGAATTTATTAGCAGAACTATAAACAAACATAAATTAAAACAACAGCATATAGATTGTGTATATTTATTTATTACATCAATTGGAATTAATGTATGTATATTTGATTTGTTTAAATTGTTAGAGGATTTCATTAAAAAAATAGCAAATAAAAAAAATATTGATAAAAAAATACAAGATAAATTACAATACAATGAATTGTATGAATTCATTTCAAACAATAAAATAGAGAATATAGTTGATTGGTTATAATAATTAAACAATTTCTAATAAAGCAATCTTTTTAGATTTTCTAGGTTTTCTTTGTTTTTTAACAACTGTTATGCTACTAGTATCATTTGCGGTATCATTTGACGCATCATTCGATACATCATTTGTGGTATCATTTACATCCGTAATCCCAGTAACAATGTGAATAGTCTTTCTACGAGTTTTCTTTTTTTTTTCTTTATTTGCTAAGTCTGTCGCAGTAATTAATTTTTGACAAATGTGTTTAAATTCTGTTTTTAATAAAGATTTTAGAAATGCATATATATCTTGCAAAACATATTCTTCACACATCCCCACTATTAAAACGCTGCCAGTTCTAAATATCATAAACGACACTTCTGTAATATTTTTATATTTATTCTTATTTTCGGTTGTTATTTGAATTCCACTTTGAATTCCAATATCATTATTATAATAAAACTTACATTGAATTCCTGGATAAGAACAAGGGTCATATATAGCCTGTATATTATACTTAGTTCTAAGTATATCATACAAAACTTCTCTATTAATATAAAACCCGCAATTGAAATTAGAATTAATTAAAACAGTATCACTATTTTCAGAATACGTCAATGTGTTAGTATAAAATGGTTGAAGAATTTCAACTATGTAATTAAGTAATATTTGAAACATCTTATCACTTTGCACTCCTGGCATTTCTAATTTTCCGGTGTTAAATACCTTTACGTGAAACTCGCGAAATTTATCATCTATTTTTAGACGCAAAATCATAACAAAGCAATTATAGAATGCTTGCTTCTTTTTTGATCTATAACTCATAATATCTTTTGTAGAAATGCCAATTGTAATTTTACGAATATCTTTAAACTTAATTCGTCCATCTGGATTATCAATATGCGACATTATATGTTGGTCAACCATGGATTCATTTTGTAATTTTTCTTGAACAATTGCTAATTCTTCTGGAGTCTTTGAGTTTATTTTTATTTGTTTTTTAATAACTCCATTTTTTGGATAACAATAAGATATAACTGGTATTTGCCAAAATATATTTAAATCAACTGGTTGAGTTAAATAAGCTATTTTTGATTTTGTTGAAATATAAATATCTGTTGGCTCAGGAACAGACATTGTATGTGTATAATTAAAAGTGTCTGAATATGTATCTGAATATTCTGATGCCTTTTCAATGTCATCATTTATTATTTCATGTTCATCATCTGATAAATTATAATGTATAGTAGATTGGTCATCAGATGATGTATCATCGCATTTATTTGTAAGGAAATTAGTCCACTCATCATCAATGTTTCCAATACTAACATTTTTAGACATTTTTAAAGACATACCTATGATTCCTATTATATCTTTAAATTCTTTAAATTAAAAATATTTCAATTATTTTCTTTTAATATAGAATAATGAACAGTTCCGAAAAACTTATTCATGAAAGTAGTAAAATTATTCCTATTTCACAAAACTCGCCTACAAACAAGAAGGGTGAATTTAGCGCAAATGAATATAGTTTAAAACAAAATTTCTTTGACCCATCAAAAAGCTCTCCACCAAATAATTTTATGTTAAAACTAAAATTAAGAATGTCATATTATAATTCTTTTACTAGTTTAGATAGTTTACTTAATGAATAATTAACACAATGACTGTTTTTACAATCTTCAAAATGTATAATATTTTCTACAAAATTAAAAAAACTACTTGTATTCATATTTTCTTTATTTCTAATAATATAATTTAAAAAATCCTTAATTATATTCTTTTTATCTATATTGTATTGTCTACTAACATTATTAATAAAATTTGTTATTGAAGATATATTCTCATCATTTTGTATCTTACAAAATAAATTATTCCAAACGGAATCATCTATTACATGGATATCTTCATTTTTTATATTTTGGTTTGATTGTATGAAATTTATCATGCTTCTTATGTCAGATTTAAATAATTTTTGTATCATTAATAATGATGATTCATTCAAATTAATATTTTCGTTAACACATATATTTTTTAAAAACTTAATTATATCATTTTCTGGTAATTGATTGAATCTTAATCTTAAAAAATCGTTTTGTAATCCTTCGTCTATGCGACTTATATAATTACATATTAAACAAAAACGAACTGAATTTGAGAAATTTTGTAAAAGATAACGTAATGCTTGTTGTGCATTTTTTGTCATATAATCTACTTCATCCAATATAACAAACTTCATTCCAGCATTAAACATATTTTTTGAATTAACAAATTGATTGATTTGATTTCTAATAATATCTATTCCACGTTCATCTGAAGCATTTAAATGTATCATTAATTCTTTGTTTTTTTGATTATACTTTTCTTGATACGAATTAACTAAATTAATTATGGTTGTTGTTTTTCCAGTTCCAGGAGGGCCATAAAATAATAAATTAGGGAAATAACCTGTTTCAATTATATTTTTAAGAATTTGTTTATTTAATGGTTCCAATACTATATCATCAAATATCTTTGGACGATATTTTTCTACAAAAGGCACGCTACTATGTTCCATTAAGTATAAACTTTCATTATTTTTAATACATAATTATTAATAAATTAAAAATTGAATTTAATAATATTAAAGATAATTAATGAATACAGTCCATATAACAATGACAACCCAATCTAACTCAGGCTATTTAGAAATTATTTTAGGTTCCATGTATTCAGGAAAAACCACGCGTTTGGTTGAAATATATAAACAATTCCAATTTTGCAATATTCCGGTGGTTGTTATAAATCATTCTATAGACAATAGGTATGATGATACATTATTATCAACTCATGATCAAGTAAAAATACCATGTATACAAACTGACAAATTAATGGAACTATGGATAGAATCAATTGATTTAGAAGAAGAAATTAGCACAATATCAAATATAAAAGATAAATTTGTATTAGCTACTAGTAGTATTGTTTTAATTAACGAGGCACAATTCTTTCCAGATCTTGAAGAATTTGTTAAAAAGTTATTAAATATTAATAAACGCGTTTATATTTGTGGTTTAGATGGTGACTTTAAAAGAAAAAAATTTGGCCAAATACTTGATTTAGTACCATTATGTGATAAGGTTACGAAACTAACATCATTATGTAGTTTATGTAAAAATGGCACTCCTGGAATATTTTCAAAACGTTTAACTTCAGAATTAGAACAAACCGTTGTAGGCAGTGATAAATATATTCCGGTATGTAGGTATTGTTATGAACAATAAATAAATTTATTTTTTACAGAAATATATATATTAAAACAATTTAAATTAATGTTTACATTAATTCACATAAATATGGCACCAAAGAATATTAAGCATACAAATTCCCCTGACGAACAAGCGGAAATAATAAAATCAAAAAGGGGACGTAAATCAAAAAATGAATTATTGGCTTCATTAAATGTTGGATTATTTGGAAAACAAGATAATATACAATTAAATATTACTGAAACCAATGTAAAAAATAATACAGATATAAATGAAAATGTATATGAAAACGATAATACTAATTTAAATACAGATGTAACTGTCGAAGAACCTAAAGTAGCAAAAAAAAGGGGAAGAAAACCAAAAGGCGGAAAAATAGTTCAGCAAGTAGTAAGCAATGAATCAATAAAAGAAGATAAACCAAATATTATAATGCATTTAAAGTGCTCTATGAAAGATTTACAAGCAACCACATCTAATAATAACTTTATTGAATCATATAATTTAATAGGCAATTTAAACTATGAAGTGTTAGAAAACGAAAATGTATATCAATTAAATGAAAATAATTCAACACAACTAACTAATCCTGCGACATGTTTTGATTGTTCTGATTGCGAAGATGAATTTGTATGTAAAGATACTACTAAAGAATTATGGAAAAAATTAAAGCAATTAGAGCATAATCTACATATTAATAATGTAAATAATAAACGTTCCGCATGTTTTTGGGACACCTGTGAATTTGATAATCCTCCCATTTATATTCCAAAGCATTTTATAAATGGGTCTTATCATGTTTATGGATGTTTTTGTAGTCCAGAATGTGGTGTAGCTTATTTGATGAATGAGAATATTGATAGTTCAACTAAGTTTGAGCGGTATCATTTATTCAATAATATTTATGCTAAAATTTATGATTATAAGAAGAATATTAAACCGGCTCCAAATCCATTTTATATGTTGGAAAAATATTATGGTAATTTAACAATTCAAGAATATAGATCGTTATTAAGAAATGAAAGATTATTTTTAATTGTTGATAAACCTCTTACTAGAATATTGCCAGAATTGCACGAAGACAATGATGAGTTTATATTAAACAATAAGATTATACCATCAAATAACTATAATATAAAGAATCGGTTACAAAAAAGGAAACTAAATAAAAGTTCTATAGTAAATGAAAAATTTGGGAATTCAAGTGTAGTAGTTGCTAAAATATAAATAATTATATTATGTAAAATATTATTATTTGACAATTTATTATCTTTATTATAATTTATAATATTTGTTATTTAATTCGATTTTTTTCACGTTCATCTGATTCTTTAAAATTTTCTTTGACTTGGTCTATGTTAATTGGATTTTTATCTCTATAGTCTTTCATTGAATTATCTAATGTTAGTCTAATCTGTCTAAAAATTTCTTGATTTAATGATTTAACTTTTGTGTTTTCTTTTTTTTCTGGGATTCCCATATAATCTCTAATAACCCGAAGACAATCTCCGTTAAATTGTTGCAACTTATCTTTTGCTTCTTGTTCTGTGTAATTTGTATGTGATATAATTTTTTTTATAGGGTCATTATTGCTAAAACTTATTTGGGTCGACATATATATATTTATAATAAATATTTTTTAAATCATATTAAACGCAATGTTATATAGTATATTATCTATAAAAGATGAGTATAACTATGGATAATCTTGAAAAATTAATTCAAATCACAACAATCGAACATATGTATTCAATGTTGCAAAAAATGCAAAGCGTACAAAAAAGTGAAGTTGTTAATTTGCCTAATGAAAATTCCTGTTTGAAGGATTGGGTGTTAAGTGAAACAACCAGTTTCAGAACTATTGTTGATACATATGCAACAGAATTAAATGATCATATATTAAGAAATAATAATGAACATTATGAAATGGTACAAACAATAAAAATTTTAACAGAAAAGATAAATAAATTGGAACACGAAATATACCAGATTAAACATAATAACCAACAAAATTCTGATATTATTGATATCACATTTTCGGTTCCAACTACTGAAGATAATATTAAACTTATCGTTGAAGAAGAACATATTGTAACAAATAATACTTCCGAGAAAACAAATGATTTAAATGAAGAAAATGTTGTTAATGAAAAAGTTTGTGTCGAAGCAGTAAACACTGATATTACAGAAAAAGAAGAAGTAAAAACTGAAGTTAAAGTAGAGAAGACAGAGGTAGAAGATGAAGTTGAAGTGGAAGAAGATGCAGATGAAGTTGAATTGGAAGAAGATGAAGTTGAAGTGGAAGAAGATGCAGATGAAGTTGAATTGGAAGAAGATGCAGATGAAGTTGAATTGGAAGAAGATACAGATGAAGTTGAATTGGAAGAAGATGAAGTTGAATTGGAAGAAGATACAGATGAAGTTGAATTGGAAGAAGATACAGATGAAGTTGAATTGGAAGAAGATGAGGTGGAAGAAGAAGTTGAAAACAAAAAGGACACAAAAGAGGAGGAGGAAGAAGTTTTTGAAATTGAAATCGATGATGTAACCTATTTCGCAACAAGTGAAGAAAATGGAATTTTATATGAAATTACGGATGACAATGATATTGGAAAAAAGGTTGGTATAATTAAAGATGGTGAGCCAATTTTCAATTAAAATTAAACTCTTTTCTATATATAATATAAGTTAAATGTTTAGTTTATGTGCTCCTGCATTAATATATGTTGCTTTTTCATTAACGCAAGTAATAATTGACACATTTAAAGGTTTGTATAATACCGCTTTTTTAAAAATAATTGTAATGATAATAATTACAATACTTTTAAATGCGTTATGTCAATCTGGAATGGGGATAATTTCATGGATAATTGTATTTATTCCTTTTATTTTTATGTCAATCATTGTAGCCATTTTATTATATGTATTTGGTTTAGATCCAGCTACTGGTAAATTGAATATAACATGCAACAAAGAAACAGTGAATAAAAGTGGAAATTTAATATATAGGTCATCTACAAACAAATCGACAAAATATATGGATGTAACGTATTCTGAAACTCCTGCTGAAGTAGTGCCTGTTTGGTCAAGTGATCCGCAATATGAATAAAATAACCGTTATTATATAATAAAAGTATTTTATAATAAAACTATTTAAACCTTATACAAATACTATTATATTATGATATTTTTTAGTTTAACTTCATCTCTAATAATAGCTTATGGTATATTTTTTTATAAAAGAGATTTAATTCCTTTAAATATGATAAATATAGGGTATGAAATTATACATTTTGTTAGTTTGTGTCAGATACAAATGAATAAAATAAAGAATAAAATGTCACCATATTTTGATATGATAAAAATATACCTAACTAACAATGATCAATATATTCGGGTAAAAATAATTAATAAATCTGGCATTATAGATTGTGAAGAAGGTATGTTATCAAGATTTATTAAAATTCCCTCTTTAGACTTAACAAACTATCATGTAGACTTTAACAACTATCAGTCCCCAAGTAACAATTTACAAAATGACGTTTATCAAGGTTATTTAAATAGTAGATGGTATAATATTTTATCCGTGTTTAATAAGGAAAAACATATGGGAATAATAGTGCAAAATAATAAAGAATTGCAAAATAATAAAGAATGCACTGAAATATTTTACGAGCAAATTCCACGAACGCTGAATTATAAATTGTCAAATATTAAATTTATAAGTGTTGACATAGAATATAAAAATAATAATTATAAAATAGAGTTAAAGAACGATATAACCAATTATTATATTGTAAATAACTCTTTAAATCAAAATTTCTTTAAATATTATTTAGTTAACAAACTAAACATCACAATTTTAGATGACGAACATTTTGATTATACTGTAAATATTATTGACCAAAATGTTAATTTTATAACTTTATTGCCAAATCAATCCCTTATTTTTAATGAAAACGATTATAGCATTGTTTCTAAATAACTTCAAACAAGAATAATATATTATTAAAATAATTTAAAAAAAATTGATTTAATATAGTATGGAATCCTATCATACAAATTCAACAATGGCTACTGCAACTATGACTGAAGCACTTGCATTTCATAAATTAAGATATAAGTGGAATTTATGGGCGCACTTGCCCTCAGGACCCAGATTGGACTGTTAAGAGTTATAAAAAGGTTTATCAATTCAAAACTGTCGAAGAAGCTATTGCTATTACCGAGTCATTGCCTACAGATTTGGTAAAAAATTGTATGTTATTTGTTATGAGAGATGGAGTTACACCTATGTGGGAAGATGTGAAAAACAGAAATGGAGGTTGCTTTTCCTACAAAGTATCTAATAAAAATGTATTTGAAGTTTGGAGAGACTTAACTTATGCAATTATTGGAGAATCTATCAGTACAAATAGCACATTTGTTAATTGTGTGACAGGAATTACTATTTCACCTAAAAAGAATTTCTGTATTGTAAAAATTTGGATGACTAATTGTGAACACCAAAATCCAGTTATTGTTACTAATGAAATTAGAAATCTTACACCTCAAGGTTGTTTGTTTAAAAAGCATACACCAGAATATTAGAAATAAATTATTATAATTACTTAAATAAATAATAATAATAAAATATAATGAAATATCCATTTGTTATATTTTATAGAAAAAATACATATAATTACATTGACAAATTTTTTATACAAAATGCAAACATGTTAGAATGTACTATTTTTTTAGCTAATTCCATTGAACATGTCAAAAACTTATATAATTCAAATTTTCATTTGTTAGTTAGTTATGGAGAAACCGAAAATGAGAATAATAATGAATTATTAACTGTTTTTTCCGACAAAATGTTAATGGTTCGACACATTAAAATTTTACCAAATACATTAAACTCACCCATTACACCACAATTTAATCCATTATCATACTTTAATAAACTTGTCAACTCAATATATGTATCTATGTGTTCTTTTGAACGCAGCAGACTTAGACCCACATTTTCATTATTTACACCATCATATAACTCATATCACAAAATATTACGTGTGTATAATAGCCTTTTAAAACAAACATTACTTGATTGGGAATGGATTATTATGGATGACTCCCCTGATGATACACATTTTAAGTTTTTAAGAGATAATTTTTCAAACGAACCGCGCATACGTTTTTACAGAAGGTCATGTAATAACGGAAGCATTGGCAATGTAAAAAATGAAACCATTGGATTATGTAGAGGAAAATATTTACTTGAAATGGACCATGATGATGAATTAATGCCATATGTTTTAGAAGAATCCGCACAATTATTTGATAGCAAACCAGATATAGGGTTTATTTATTTTGATTGTGCCAGTATATACGAGAATGGAGAAAATCAATGGTATGGCGATTTCATTTGTAAGGGATATGGTGGTTATTATTCTCAAAAATATGACGGAAAATGGTTGCTTATTTACATAACGCCTAATATAAATAATATAACAATGAGTCATTTAGTTTGTTGTCCAAATCATCCAAGAATATGGAGAAGAGATACATTAATCAATATGGGAAGTTATTCTGAATATTTACCCATTTGTGATGACTATGAAATATTGCTTAGAACATCTATTAATACTAACATAGCCAAAATTCATAAACTAGGTTATATTCAATACATGAATAATGATAATAACAATTTTTCTTTGATACGTAACGCAGAAATAAATCGCATAGGCCCAAATTATATTTCACCAATTTACTACGAGTTGTTTGATATTAATAATAAAATGAAATATAAAGATGCGTATGAAGATGAAACATATATAAATAATCATTCTAGAATATGGGAACGAGACCAAAATACATACAAACATAAGTTTTGTAATCTAATAATCAATAATGATTATAACAAACAGTTCTGCATTATAGGAATAGATAGTTTTATTAATAATATAGATAGGATACAAGAATTATATAATGATCATACAAATGATTTTATTATTTTAGATAATAAACGCACTGTAGATTATTTACAACATTACATTGATACAATTAATCTTCCTCGTATAAAATGTTATACAATTCTAAACGCATCTGTTCAACAATTAATAAATTACTTTAAGTTATTATATTTATGTGTAGGTGATTATGAAATAATCAATAGCAATATAAAGAAACCAAAATTTAACTCAAATTTTACCAAAAGAGTTCAAGTAATTAACACACTAACTAAAAACACTGATAAGTATTTGGAAATAGGTGTAGAATACGGCGAATGTTTTAATGAAACGCATTTTACTTATAAAGTGGGTGTAGACCCAGACCCCAAAGCTACACCGATTATCGGTACTATGTTTCAACTAACGTCCGACAATTTTTTTAATCACACTAATAAGACATTATATGACGCAATTTTTATCGATGGAATGCATCAAGCCGAATTTGTTTTACGCGATATTAATAATTCTATTATGACATTACACACAAATGGCATTATTTTTATTGACGACATATTACCGAATGACTATAATGAACAACTCAAAAAACCCATGAAACATTATTATGAAAACGGAATTCTTAAATATGGAGAAACATGGACAGGTGATGTATGGAAAGTTATTTATCACTTGTTAGTTCATTATAAAAACAAAATAAAAAATATACAATATTTTTATAGTCCATATTTTAGAGGCATTTTATCATTACAAGTTTCAGACACATTTCAAATTAATCCCGATGATATTCAAATTATTAATAACTATGAGTATTTCAAAGATTTCAATAATTATATTGATGTTTTAACTAACTAAATATTTTGAAATTAACGAAATGTTGGATAGCTATCTATTTCAACACATAATCCGGAACTTCCTCAAAAATAGAAGGATTTAACCAAATATGTCTCCAATCAACTTTATCTAAATTTTGTTCTAAAATATGAATTGCATTTGGATTGCTATATAACATTTCCAAACATACTTTATCTAAATTTTGTTCTAAAATATGAATTGCATTTGGATTATAAGATAATTTATACCAATCAACTTTATCTAAATTTTGTTCTAAAATATGAATTGCATTTGGATTATAAGATAAGCTATACAAATCAACTTTATCTAAATTTTGTTCTAATATATGAATTGCATTTGGATTTCTAGATAAATAATACCAATCAACTTTATCTAAGTTTTGTTCTAAAATGCGAATAGCATTTGGATTTTCAGATAAATAATACCAATCAACTTTATCTAAGTTTTGTTCTAAAATGTGAATAGCATTTGGATTTTCAGATAAATAATGCCAAACAACTTTATCTAAATTTTGTTCTAAAATATGAATTGCATTTGGATTACCAGAT